TGTTAGCAAAAAGATTCAACCTGTCAACCAGGACTGTTTCTTACAATATTGAGAATATCCGCTTCATGATCCGGAATTATGAACAGTTCCGCGCATTATACCAGTCAGTCCTTTCCAGACACGGTATCAAAGACGTGTTTTCTATTAACAATGTCCTTTGTGCCGGGTCCCGATAACTTCATATTTGTACCATGAGTTGCGAACTTAACAATATTGAACGTCAATGTCGTCGCCTGGTCGGAGGAATGGATCTGATGTATTTCTTTTTCCCTGACCGTGCGACGTATGCTGTACAGGGTTGTGTGCCGGTAGTGGCTGCTCCTGAGATGCTGGTGGATGAGGTTCAATATACTTTAGGCTTTGAGAGAAGTACGGCAGTATATGAAGAGGAATTGGTCACAGGTGCCAGAGAAGGCGATTATTGGAAGTATGCAGTTAATTTCGCTGTTCCACACGATAGTCTGGCCACTGCTCAGGTACTTGAAAACAGTAAGAATAAGCGATGGATGGTTTTGTATCAGGATCGTACCGGTGCTTTGAAGCTCGTACAGAATGTCCGCGTCGCTGCGAAATTCGGTACCGGTGCCAAGCTGGCTGATAAAAACGGATTTGCATTCACCCTTTCCGGACGTAGCAAAAAAAGGAATCCATTCATCGAAGGATTTGTGCCTGATACTGGTGCTACTATTTCTTATTCCGGAGGATCCTTATTTCTCATCTCTCCGGATGGCACGAAATGGGTGCTTTCTATCACTGATTATGGTGCTTTAGTCACCACCCCTGTATAATTATGGCATTACACGTAACAGTATTTGAAGATACGGAAGCCAATATACTGGCGTTGGGGGCTGCTTTCGCTGCCATCCCCGGGCAATTCTATTTTGCCACAGATAACAGCTACTATCTTTATGGTAATGTAGATGGTTCTATATATCCTTTAAGTCCTGGAGCATTCCCTAATAATACTGTCGATGATTTCGATGCAGTTACTCCTCGAAACTTTTTATATACTGATGGTCTTGGAATCCTCAAAAGCTCACCGCTTTTAAAATTGCCGATGACAAGTATTACTGCTGCAGCTTCCCCCACGGCAAATCAAACAATAGTCTTTTGTACCAGGTCAGGCAGTGATTACAATATCACATTAGGAATTACATCAGGGTATAAAAACAAGGTTTTTATCTTCAAACGTAAAGATTCTACAGGAGGATCAATATCGCTTGTCCCTGCTGGTGGTGTTTTAATTGATGGCTCAGCCTCCTTGCCATTGGGCAATAAAGATGCTGCCTGGGTTTATTTCGATGGTACTGATTACTGGCGAATTAACCGGTAATTGTGTTTTTTTTGTCCTACCTCACAGATATTATTAATATGAGTTTTGTGTCGTGGAACAAAATAACGACATAAAAACTCCCTTTTCAAACAGGAATATTGACAGCTTCCTGATGGGTTCTGAATTTGAAATTAATTTCGATTGGGGACTCGCTCAGTTGTCTCAATACACCCACGAACTGGAACTTTTAGAGAGGGGTTGTTCCTTTGCAGATCTCGGTATCGCTGAACGTCGCAAATCTTCTTTGCCTTCTTTGCTTACTCCACATTCCGGCGCTTATATCCTTACTGATAATACTTGGGAATTGTCTGATGTAGAAAAGGTGACACCCGGTTCCATTGCCCACCTGAAACTTTCAGGCGTCATGCGTTCCGATGATGGACTTTCCAGCCGTGGGATCAATAACCTGATGAGGGATATTTCAAAGGCTAATCAGAATCCAAATATCATCGGCATCATCATCGAAGCTAATACCGGTGGTGGAGAATCCCGTTCGGGCGTGATGCTCAATAGTGCCATCGAAGGTTCCGAAAAGCCTGTTGTTGTTTTGGCGCACCTGTTGGCCAGTGCCGGTATAAGAGGCACACTTGCGGCTGATGAAATCATCGCTTCCGGCACTGGTGCTGAATTCGGCAGTATTGGTACGTACATCACCTACAATAAGAACTTCAAAGAATGGTATCTGTCCAACTACGAGGATATATATGCCAAAAAATCAGTGAATAAAAACAAAGAATTCAGGGCCATGCTGAAAGGCGATATCAAGCCTTTGACCGACTCGGTGGATAAGTCCAATGAAATGTTTTTGCAAGAAGTGAAAAAGTATCGGCCTCTCACAGGCGATATTGACTATATCCTTTCAGGGGAGCTTTTCTATGCTAAGGAAGCTAAGAAACTCGGACTGGTGGACTCTATTGGAAACCTTAACTACGCTGCTCAACGGGTTAAAAGCCACGTTGAAATGCGCAAAAATCAATCTCAAAATGGGTAAATTCACCTTAGCGATCTTTGAATGGGTCGCCGCTATGCTGGGTAAAGACCCTGACTCCACGGAGTCGGAACTCCACGCAGCTACCGAAAAGTTCAAAACCCGCGAAGACTTCATCGCGCACCTCCGGGAAGAAGTGAAATCTGAAACAGATGCTTTGATTACCGAAAACACCGCGCTGAAATCCGGCATTGCTGAATTGGAAAAGAACACATCTGCTTTGCAAAAACAGATCGCTGATCTGGAATCGACGATCGCGCAGCGTGATGCACGCATTACAGAACTGGAAGCTATGCCACAGGCTAATCACACCACTGGTGATGAGCAACCTCCTTTGCCTGATCCGGCTTCTGACAAAAACCACTACCTGAATCAGGGAATGAACGCTCGCGTTCAAAGGACCCACGGCGTCAAATTCAATAAAGCATAACTTCATTTTTCTCATCTTTTAAAAAGAAAATACAATGGCTGGTAATTCTCAAAATCTTACAACTGCTGCTGCCTTCCAGGGATATATCCGGGATTATGCTTCTGAGCTTATCTCAAAAGCATTTTTTGGATTCAAAACCGCGATGATCCCAGGGATCAACATACAAGAAGGGATCAAGGGGCAGCGAATCCTCACAGAGGCAGTTGTCGCTGATCTGGCTCGGAAATGGAGCGGCACCTTCGATCCTGTCAGTAATGCAGTGAACTATAAACCGCGCACGCTCTCTGTCGTTGGTGCGAAGGTGGATCTTTCCTTTAATCCACAATCTTACGAGGCCGCATACCTTGGTGCTGTTCGTAAACGCGGACAAAACCCGGGGACTGATATGCCTTTTGAAGGCTTTATCATGGAAAAATTGTTGAAGAAATTGGCACAGGAGATCGAGATCGCCACATGGCGTGCTGCCATCCCTGGTTCCCCAACGGCAACGGATGTTTTGGCATTGTGCTTTGATGGTTTTATGGAACTTGTAAGGGATTTGGTGACAGGCGGTCATGCTGTAGTGGCTGTTTCCGGTGGTGCTTACACCATCAATAATATCATCACCAATCTCGAAGCGATGTTCGATGAACTGTCTCCTGCGCTTCAGGACTCTCCAGTTATCGCTTGTTGCTCTATGGCTAACCTGAAACTGTACAAGCAGGCTTACAGGGAGCATTACGGCAAATACGTGGTATCTGACCCGAATGCTATCAACCGGACAACCCTTGATTTTGGCGATGTGACCCTTGTTGGACTCCCTGGTATCGGTGCCAGTGATCGCATCGTGATGACTCCTGCTGAGAATCTGGTGATCGGTTTCGATGAATTCGACGACACCACGACCTTCAATGTGGAACAGGATAAACGCAATATCGACTTCTGGTTGGACTTCAAGATGGGCACCCAGATCGCGATCACTGACGACGACTTCCTGGTCGTAAACGACCTGGTGTAGTCGTAGTGCCGAATCATTTATTATTCATTTTCAAAAATCCTCAACTGTGGAAGATAAAATCAAAGTATTGGAAGCTCAGGTCGAAGCACTCACAGGAGAAGTCTCCGACACCGCCGCGGCGCTGGAAGCTGCTCAAAAAGAAAATGCCGACCTGAAGGCGAAACTGGAAGCCGCTGCTGATGCAGTTGCTGCCAGTCCATCTGCCATCACTTCCAAGAAGTTCAAATCCGGTGGTAATTCGTATGGTTTCAATGCTGCTGCCTTCCGTATCAACGGCAAGAAAGTAACTGCTGACGAAGCATTGAAAGACCAGAAATTGCTTGACCTCATCGTCAATGACTTTCCGGGACTTGTCAAAAAGGTATAACTGACCCAGGGGTGGGGGAAGGAACGCCTGAACCCGCCCCACTGACTTCTCAAACCCTATTTGTTAAAATATTTCAATCAAGAATAATGAAAGTTTTCCCAATGTTTATGTTCTTTTGCGAATGCACCATGGCCGCAGTCGAGAAATTCTGCGGGGGTGTCAACGCTGCTGGTCTCCAGCGGAGGCTTTACGCCACCTGTGAAGATCAGATCACTACCATAGCCGCGCCGGCTGCGGATACTCACACCGTCGCCACCATCACGATGCGTGCTTCTGCTGTAGGTCCCCCTGCTGTTACTGCCGGTGTCTTTTACGAATGGCACTTCTCTCCGAAGGATCAGGACTATAAGAGCACCAAAAACGAGGACACTGGCGAATGGAATACAGAGGTCAAAATCTTTGTTCCGAAACGTGAAGACGAGAAGTCTTATCTGTTCAATGGCCTGACAGGTGACAATAATATCTTCATCGTGGAAGATAAGAACGCCAAGAAAGTCATCGTCGGTGAATTGAATAATGGTGCTTCTGTGGGCGTGATCGAGCAGACAAATCCGATGAATGGCTATGTCATTTCTATCAAATGGACAAGTTCTCATTCACCATACTTCTACTCAGGCTCTGTAACGACTTAGACTTATGCCTAATAAAAAAGACAACTTATCGCGCGAAGGGCAACCACTGCCGGTGCAAAAGTACCGGTACGTTGGCCCTGAATACCAACTCGGTATCATCGTTGGCTCTGATCGATTCAGGCCAAAGGAGTTCACCGACAAGCAGATCAAAGAACTCGAAGCCACACAACCGGTATTATTCACTGCCTGGTTCGTTGCTAACTGACATTAGTTTTCTCATAGTATATTTGTGAAATGCCCTTCCCTGACACGTGAGGGCATTTTTCCTTTATTATAATCCTAAACTTATTTTTTCGGATGGAACAAAAAGAAATCTTAGAGCGTGCATTTGGTACCTCTCCTGATACTGTGTATGGCATCCTGATCGCTTTCATGGCTTTGGCAATCATCGCTCTTTGGGTGATGATTTGGTTCAAAGATAAAAAGTTCGTAGATTTGACCATACAAACGATCGTAGCCTTGAAAGATGTCAACTCTGTATTGATCTCGATCAAGGAAAGTGGTGTCGTAGAAACTGACAAAATCGAAAATAGCATCAATGAAGCCCGTGAACATATTGTCTTAAAAATCGAACATCTTGAATCTAAAACAAAGGGCAAATGATACAGACTAAAGAACTCAGCCGAGAATTGCAGCAAGAACTTGATACGCTCAAGGGACTTGCAGATAACACTGGAGCTAATCGGGAAGAACCAAAACCGCAAGCACAGAAACCGAACATGCCTCCACGGCAAAATCATCAACAAAATGGTTTGTTTGGAGTCTTACTTTCAATACTGAAATTGTTCGGAATCTTCCTGCATGGCCGGTAAGAATTAGCGTTCATAATTTTTGTTTTTTGGGGTATAATACGCCTGGTAATGACATTGTCTTTGCCCGGCGTTTTTTTTAATGTCCTTTGGAAGCAACTCCGGAGGCTGCAATTTTGCTATTATTTATTCATCCAAAACAAAATAGTACCATGTTCTTGAAAACTATTATCACCGCTGCCTTCGCCCTGATCCAAAAATTCTTGATCGACAAGATCGACTATGAACCGCTCAAGCAGTACTTTCTGAATCAGATCGAGCCGGCCAAAAATGTGGCAGAACTGCTCACTGATAAGAATCCGGACAACAAAGCCCAGCTCGCACAGTTCTGGGAAGAAAACAAAAGCACTTTGGTAGCTGCCAACCTGGATTTTGCCATTATGATCATCGAGGATAAGGTCAAAGATCCATTGCTTCGTGATATCATCGTGTCGCTGCTCCAGTCCATCAAAGCCGAACAGGATAATCCTGCATGATAGAAATCAAAATACATAAGCCACGCCAGGATTTCTTTGCTTTCCCCTGGAGTGTAGAACGGATGATACCGGAAGTCTGGACAGACTTGACTGCAACTGACCGGATCCGGTATCTTCGTTATTTGATCACCCTGGAACGTCCGGAAGCACTCACCAGGATCGCACAGGAGATACTGTCTTTGCCTCCAAGGAGATTCAGGCAGCTACCACCTGAACTATTCGTGCAAGTGGTGGATAAGATCGCCTGGATGACAGCCGAACCAACAACTGAACCTTTATTCTCCAGCTTCGAGTATAAAGGCGTCCGCTACCACCTACCGAAAGCCAAATTCAAAAACGGCACCTGCCTGGAATACCCAATCGCAGACGATTACTATACAGCATTCACAAATGGTGACAATGATGCCCTGCTACTACTCACGGCCACACTTTGCCGTAAGGCCAAAGATAAAGTCAATGACGTGGAGCGCACCGGTGATATCCGTGTGGAAATGCTTTCCCGTAGCGAAGCTGAGGCGAACGCTGTACGCCTGGCAGGATTACCCATCGAGATACAGATCGGTGTGATGCTTTACTTCGGTGGGGTGAAGCAGTATATCTATGACACCTACTCCGGAGGGATATTCCAAAAGCCTGATCCGGATGCCGATCCTGCCGAAAGCGAAGGAGATGGAGTTATGTTCGGATGGTGGGGCACCTATATGGATGTCGCAGAATCCGGTATTTTCGGCAATCTGCAGCAGGTTTATCAATCGAATTTTCATACCTTGTTGATGTATCTTACAAAAAAGAAAAAAGAGGCTGACGATGCTGAACGCCGGCAGATTATCGCAAACGCCAGTACACCTGATTAGTTATGAACGGATACTTAGACTATAAGAATTATTTCAAAGACACTCTTGTCCCTGCCATCCCGGAGATCAAAGACTTCGTGATCGGTGGATCGTCGCGAATTCTGAATCGTCAGAATCAGATCATCCAGTACCCTGTACTGTGGCTTGAATTGCCTGACATTGGATGGATCAATGACGGCAACCTGAAACGCCGCTATTCTGGTGCCTTCCTGGTACTAATGTCCGCTCCAAAAGATAACTGGGAAAAGGAAGACAGTGATCTCGATCTGACGCTGCTGATTACCAATAAGATCCTGGCCAAAATGCAGTATGATGCAGCTAATACGAATGAATTCGAATTTGAAATAGAAGGAGCTAACACTTTCCATAAAGGCAACTGGTCAGGTGACAATGACTGGGGCTGGAGAACGGAATTTGACCTGATCGGTGAAGCCTGCGAGTGTGTAAATGGAGATTGTTTTGAATGAGTTGGTTTTTTTCATGACATTTTTAATAGTGAAATGAGTCCCGGGGTGAAAGCTTCGGGACTTTTTTTGATAGAACTTTTCCAAACAACAATATGTTGATTCAGTATGTCAAGACAACTTCCATATTATAGAACAGAAGCGGAACTCTTAGTGCTCCGGGAAATGATGGATGGCGATATTGAGCCTGATAATGATCCTGGTATTGATGTTATTGAAGACTCACAAGAGTATAATGCATTTATGGCAGATATGTGTAGGGCTTCTATGTTAGGAGAACAGGAATGGACTTATGGGAAGGAAGCATTGTTCTATCTTTTTAAATAATAAAAAAAAAATTTCGCTTAACATTGCGTTAAGTAAATTTATCCCTCCTGATCCGTTTGGACAGTAACTGCTATGATATTAAGCAGAAATTTCATAATTTTGCAATAGCGTAGTATTCAAGCATTCTTTTCAACAAATTTAAGGCTGGTTAAAGAACTTTTACTGCTCCTTCAGAAGGAGAGTAAGTCACGTTATTTATTCATTTCAACAACGAATCGGAATGAGATGGGCAAAAGTTCATACAAAATTCAGGAAACCTATAGGATGGTGGTATCACAAGGTTATGTGTGAAATCATGTATAACTTATTTGGTTCCGGAAAAAGATACTACTTCCATCTTAATAAGATGTGCCGGGAGTATCACATAACTTTATACGGGCAGAGATTGCCGTATTAAGGATTAATCATTCACCTTTTTAATACCTATTCAAAATGGATATTACAGATTTCAACACCGCCAAAGCTATCCAGGTACAACTGGATGCTGTCAAGCGGGCTATAGACGACGTACAGGCGATCATAGATGCACCGGAAGCGATGACGATGACCTTTTCAAATACGGTAGGAGCGACCTATACTATCAGCGATGATGCTATGGTGCGCCTGTTAGCTGATCTGGCAATGGCGGAACTTGTAAAGCAACGTGATGACTTGGAAGCGGATTTCACAGCGATATGAAGCTTGTTTTCGGAGTGACTGACGCTGATCAGCGTGGGTCGCTCCGAAAGTTGGGGTTATTTTGATTAAATCACTATTAAAAAATCCATCATGACATTATCTTTTTCAACTCAGCTAAATGGCGAACCAACACATTTTGTAAGTAAGATATGGAGAGGTCTCGAACTAATGCCAAAAGTAACTGGACATCCTGCTGGGTTTACGGAATCTTCCTTTCGATACATTATTCAAGCAACCAATAAAGGATTGTTATTGCCATACCTTTATTTTGATGCTCCTAAAATCCATACCATCAGAGAAGATCCTCACGATCGCTGGGTAGCTGGCAGATCAATTCACTTTGTCGTATTTAATAGAAGTCCAAATCGTTTCCAATTTGCGCCGGTAATTCCGGTAAAAGGGATTCCCCCAACCCCCAATACAATTCGGACAGATACTTTATGTATTACCTATAAATCACCCTATTGTTTGTGGAACTGTTTATGATAGCTATTTATCCAAAGCACCTACGGTATTTGCGCCACGTGTAACAGATTTATTAAAAGAATTAGGCCACGATTATTACCTGTCTGCTGAAAATGGACATTTTACTGTGCGCTTGTCTCGCGAAATGGAGATAATCGCAGAAGGTGAAAATATTGCTGAGGAACTTGCAAAATTCTACTTGTCATAAATAGGATCATTTAGACTCCTTTTCGGTCGTTTCTGAATCCGGACATCCTCCAAGATGCCCGGATTTATTTTTATTGTCCTTTTTATCCCATCCATGGCCGCTCATTTTTGCATTATGGCAGATGAAACGGCGGAAATAAGAGCACTCATATCCGAAGAAATGTTCAACTGGGTAGTTGAATTCACACGTCAGCGCAGGGATGCGCTACGTGCTCAAAAGATTCAGGCAAGCGGGGCATTATCTGCTGGTCTTGAGTTCGAGATCAGGGATGACGCTTTGAAGTATGGCATTGAATTGCAGCTTGCTTTTGAAGCGTATGGCCGGTATGTTGACATGAAAAAGATAAAACCCGCTGCCGGTGGCAAAGAATATATCACAGGTATCGAGAACTGGATCAAGAAAAGAGGGTTTGAACAAAAGTTCATCAGTGCCTTCGTTAAAAACCGCAAACTCAAACGCATCCCTGAAACAGCGCTCAATCAAATAGCCTGGGGTATCGTCAAAAAAAGACTCCAGGGTAAATACAGGCGCCGCTCCTGGTACAATAAACCCAAGTCAGCTGCCATCACTGACCTTTACAATACCGTCGCAGCTGCATTGCCACTCACCGTAAGCGAAGGAATCAAAGAATCATTCAAACCATAACGCCATGTCAGTAAGACAAGATAAGGTACAGATATCCATTGCCTTTTTGACTGATGAGTCAAAGCAATATGCCAAACTCATTCAGGAGAACAAGCAGTTCGGATTAGATATTCAGAAAAATATCAAGGCCGGTAAAGACCTTTCTGGCACCGTCAAAGACATCGCCAAGTCCGGTGAAGCCATTGCCAAAATCCCCTTGGACAAAGTAGCTCCTGCACAACTGGTAGAGCGTGCAAGGCAGCTGCAGCAGGTGATGAAACTGATTCCACAATCAGCCCCGGAATACAAACTCCTGGAGACTGAATACGGACGTATCAATAACCAACTCGCAGAAATGCGAAACAGGACAAAAGGAGTCGCCACGGCCATGACGCAAGCGAAGGTGGAGTCTACCGGGTTTGCTGGCAAGTTTGGTGGCGCTCTGAGTGGATTATTCGGAGGGATCATCGGAGGTGGCCTCGTACAAGGGATTGTCGCAGCCACTTCGGCAGTATTCAGATTCGGCAAGGCGGCAGTGCAGACCATTGATGAAGGATTGAAGGCAGAAGCACAACTGCGTGCAGCTTTAAAGAGCACTGGCGAGGTCGCAGGCAAAAGTTTTGATGACCTGATCGAACAGGCCAATGAACTGCAAAAAGTGACGTTGTTCACTGATGAGCAAGTCAATCAAAGCGAAGCCTTACTGGTGACCTTCACGAATATTCGCGGTGAAATATTTGATCGCACACTTCCGGCAGTACTGGATCTCAGTACCGCTTTAAAACAGGACGTTTCAGCTTCCTCCATACAGTTGGGCAAAGCCTTGAATGATCCTATCAAAGGAGTGACCGCATTGCAACGTGTGGGGATCACCTTTTCAGCATCTCAAAAGGAGTTGATCAAATCGTTCGTAGATACCAACCAGGTAGCCAAAGCGCAGGAAGTGATCCTGAAAGAACTGGAGACACAGGTAGGGGGATCAGCCAAAGCAGCAGCCGAGGCGGGTTTAGGTCCGTATCAATTACTCCAAAAGCGACTTGGTGAAGTCCAGGAGACGATCGGCAGATTGATTGAAAAAGGATTGAGGCGATTCCAGCCAGCATTGGAAGGGATAGTGACACTGGTGGAAGGATTCGTGGATAGTATCACGTCAGGAGAAAAGGCCACTGGTCGCTTCGCCGGGATAATTAATTTTATCGTAGGAGTAGTAAAGCTCAACATCAAGCAATATCAAATCATCATTGAAGTACTCCGGACACTTTACGAGTTCGCACTTCAACCGATTGGTAATTTTTTAGTGAATACAATTGCGCCGGCGTTCGTTTCCGTAAGCAATAGAGTCGCACAATTCATTGAAATCGCAAGAGGATTGCCCATAATAGGCACATTTTTCACATTGATATCCACGGGGGTCAAAGTACTGAAAGATGTATTCAATAACGTGCCGGCCACCTTCGCAGGGATCCGGGCAGCGATCAGGCAGGTAGTAGAGAATATAAAGCTGGATCTCGAAGTGATCATCCTGAATGCTAAGATCGCAGCGAAGTCGCTACAGGCAGCACTCAGCTTTGATGCCGACACCAAAGCGAAGCTGAACAAAGAACTGGAAGCACTCCGTAGCCAAAAGACCACCGCTGCCAATTCAGGGAAGGAAGTTGGGGAAGCCTACAGGGATGCCCGGAATCAGGCGATACAGGAAGCGAAAGCCCAATCTGCAAAGGAGGATGCCGAAGAGAAGAAACGCCAGGCTGCTGCCGGCAGTAATCTGGGTGGAGGTGGATCCACCAAAGCCGAGATCGAAAAGCGCAAAAAGGAAGCTGCCAAAGCCCGTCAGGAAGCCTTTGACCTGGCACTGAAAGACACCGAAGCCTTTGCAGCAAAGGAGGAAGTCGTACTTGCTAATCAGCGTGCGAAGAATCTGGTATCTGAGAATGACTATCAGTCTCAATTGCTCCGAATCAAACAAGTCCGCATCGAGGAACAATTGGCTGTTTACAAAAAGTTTGGCGAAGATCAGACCACCGAGGCGATAAAGCTTCAATCTGAACTACTGAAGATCGAACAGGACTTTAAGTCCGGGCAACTTGCGATCGGATTGAGCGCTACCAATATTGATGAAACCGATCAAAAAACATTCCTGGAACGTCAACGACTCGAAGGGATCATAAGTGAGCAGCAATATCAAAAGAGGCTCACCGAAGTGACACTGGAAGCACTTCGCGAACGGCTACAGATATATCAAAATTTTGGACAAGATCAGTCATCCGCGGCTCTGACCGTGCAGAATCAAATACTCAAGTCCGAGATCGAACTTGCAGACCTGATCAAAGAACAGGATGAGAAGAATGCTCAGGCGAAGATTGACAGGGAATTGTCATTTATTGACCAGGAGGCCAGCGCGAAGGAACAGGCGCTATTTGAGAAGTTTCAAAAGGCACTGCTGACTGAGCAGGATTATAACCGCCAGTTGATTCAGGCAAAGATAGCTTCCATCGACGCACAGGTCGCTATTTTGCAAACAGGTGGTGAGAAGGAACTGGAACAGGCAAGAAAACTGAATAATGAAAAGCTGAAGCTCACAAAACAATTATCCGAAGAGGAAATCAAGAATGAGGAGCGCACCCAGGCAATGAAACAAAAGGTTCAATCTGCTGCCTTGGGTGCTTCACAGGAGTTTTTTCAGTTGGGTATTGAACTCCTCTCAAAAGATGAAGCTGCTCGCAAAAAGAATGCAGGTGCCATCAAAGCATTCCAGACTGCCCAGGTTATTATATCAGGTATAGCTGAGGTTCAAAAAATATGGGCAGGAGCTGCTGAACTTGGGCCAATTGCAGGACCTATAATTGGCGGTATCCTGACCGCTGTTGCGGTTGGTAGAAGTATTTTGGCCATTGGTAAAATCAAAAATGCTCAGTTCTCAGGTGGTGGTAGTACTGGCCCAGGTCTTTGGACTGATTCCACAGGACACCGCGTCGCAGGGGTAGTTCACGACAATGAATATGTGATGCCGAAATGGATGGTACAAGATAGCTCCATGAGGCCAATATTAAGCTGGATAGAGAATCGCAGACTTCGTGGATATGCCCAAGGTGGATTCGTTTCCAGTGATACCACTCCGATACCTGGATCTGCCGGTTCAGCCGGCGCTATTCAGCAAAGCAGTGAAGCAAAAATGGATATGCTGATAGCAGCCACAATGATGGTAGCGGAGAAAATTAGCCAGATCCCAACGACTTTAAAGGCGAATGTAGTCTATACCGAGATCGAATCAGCCGGCAGTACATTGGATGATATCCGGCAGCAAGCGGCCATTTAATTTTCAATGTCCTTTTAATTAAAGCCTCACGACTACATTTTTGCATCATGGCGACTATATCAATCCAGCGCGTACTGGCACAAATTAAAGGCGGACACGAAGGTGTTTTTACAATTGCCTTTGTCCGATCATCCGGCAAGTCACAAGGGAGTATCAAAACGGCAAAGGCAATATATGGTGCTCCAAAGCCCAGCGAAGAGCGATCCGGAACACAAAGCACCCCTCGCAAGATGCATCGGCACAAAGAAACCGGCACCTTACCACTTACGGACTACGATACCGGGGAGTATATCACACCGCTGATATCACACATCATTTTATTTAATAACTTCAAAGTATATCACTGATGGCTTTAAGACAAATTTATGTACAAGAGACTGGCGCACTTTTTACGTTCAAATCTGAGTTACCGGAATTTGATCCAGGCGAAGTAAAAAAAGTGACATTGCCAAATGGTGGAGGTCTGAAAGAAATTATGTTTTGGGGTAAGCTCAACACAGAACCACGTCTCAGGGAAACATTGGTCTGCAATAACAATATCATACCTGCTTTGATCGCCAAAAAGCGGGATATTCTCGTTGGAAACGGGATATACGGCTACAAGGAAAGTATTGTGGATGGTAAAAAGGTAATTACCGAAGTGGAAATGCCTACGGATATCAAAGAATTCTTCAAAACTATCGTCATTGAAGATTACCTGATGGAATCCGCAAGTGAACTGATGAAGCATCAGAACCTGATCATCGAATACATCCGCACGAAAGGAGGCCTTATCAGCTCATTCAAGGTGCAGGAATGTAAGTATATGAGAGCCGAAAAGAAAGACCAGAATGGGCGTATTAATAACTGGTATTGGTCAGGACATTGGGGTGTAAAAAAGAAGGACAATACCTTCAAAATAGAAGCAATACCTACTTACAACGGAGACAGGAAACAACCAAAGTTCGTACAAAGATATGGTGACAAGGTGTTCAATGATGGGTACTATTATATCCCTACCTGGTGGGCAGGTCGGGAATGGGTGAACCTGTCCAATCAAATACCAATTTTTCACAATGCCAACCTCAACAATGGATATAATATCCGTTGGCACATCGAAATACCTGACAAATACTTCCTGGACTTCGAGAAATACAATAGCTGCACCACCAATGAAGAGCGGGATAAATGCTTATCAGAAGAGCAAATCGCAGAGCAGAACTTTATTGACACGGTCAATGCCTTTCTTTCAGGTCCTGAAAATGGTGGGCGTGCACTATTTACCAAATATGAACTCAATGTCGCATTGGGGAAAGATTTTCCGGGCATAAAGATCACTGCCTTGGATTACGACATGAAGGATGAAAGCCTTTTGTCATTGTTTGAAAAAAGCAATACGGCAAACATATCAGCGCAAGGAATCCACCCGACGCTGGCCGGTGTCGAGACACAAGGCAAATTATCCTCAGGAACGGAGATCAGGAATGCATTTCTAATGTACCTTATCATCAATACCCCACTGCCGCGCAAAATGATGCTAAAACCATTGGAATTTGTACAAAAAGAGAATGGATGGGATCCTGATATTAAATTCGGATTCAGGGACTTCGAAATGTCAAAATTGTCCGATGAAAAAACCGGGATGACTGACAGAAATACGCCTTCGATATGACCGAAAAAGAATTCGATAACAATTTGAGGTTTTTGGAAATGGCTGAGCCTGATAATGTCCTTTTGCCTACGATCAGGCAAGGATATTCAAAGCTGAACTGCATATTTCTGAAACAATCGATCAAATCAATCCCGGTGGTGCCAATCCCGGAAGCGGCCATGGTCTTTGATCCGGAACAGATTGATATCAGGATCACTCAGCTATTTGGAGAAAGGGCAAAACTCAGCAACCGGTTCCATGAACTGGCCACTGATAAAGCCCGTGCTGAAAACAGTAAGGAGATACAGAATATTCAGCGTCAGATATCCGACCTGATGATACAAAAAGAAAACGGAGCATCTGATGCCAGTGACGGGATTCCGACCGATCCGATTCAGCTGATGAAGTACCTTAATAGCACCCGGGCAAAAATTTCACAAGCAAAAAAGGAGCTGGAACGCTTAGGATCACTCCCTGATGACAATACGGATAGAACTCACATTGTAGTCGTCGAAAAACGGCTACAAAAACTTAATTTGACAAAAGAAGATGTCTTACGCCGTTTACAACAAAAGGAGAGTATTTACTGAAAAAGAATATGCAGCAGCTGATCCGGTAGAGCGTATATACATGCACCTACTCCAACCGGAGGAACTACCTTTGAATAAATATGATGCACAAAGGTTGGATTATCTCAAAACAGCCTTTGCAATAGCTTGCGATGAAGCTTCTGGATTCGAGCGCGTAAGGAAAATGATGGCTGCATCTGGACTCACGGAAAGGAATGCATATCAATATATCTTGGATTCGATTACGCTTTTTGGGGATGTCCTGAAAGTAAATAAGGATCTTGAGAAGGCAGTTATCAGAGAAAGACTTGTCAAGCTGGCGAATTTAGCACATGAAAAAGGAGACTATGAAACTGAGTTGAAATGCTGGACTCAAGTAACTAAGCTTTTCGGATTGGACAAACCGGATCCATCTGATAAGCCAAAAAAGCCGAGAATTGTAGAAGTTGTTTTTACCAATAATCCAAAGGTTTTGAAAATCGAAGCTGAAAATGCAGAATGGTCAGAGGAAGGAGGTTTACTGGAATGACAAGCAATTAGCTTTTTTACAGGCTAAACAACGCTTTCGCACCTTCCTGGCAGGCAGAGCCACCGGGAAAAGTACCGTTATTGCCGGTATCTCTTACCTCCGGATGACAAGTATGCCCCGGGCAAAGTTTTTTCTTTCCAGTACAACTTATTCACAAATATTGACCAAAACATTACCGGCTATCGAATCAAAGTGGCAGGAGATGGGATTGGTAGAGCATGAAGATTATGTGGTGGGCATCTCACCACCAAAGCATTGGGATAGGTGTTATCAGCCACCAAGAAAGTACTCTAATGTCATAAGTTTTGAAAACGGTTATTGTATCGAGATGCTATCCCTCGATCGGCCAGACCTGGCACGCGGGGGTTCTTACCAGGGAGGCGACATAGATGAAGCGGCTTTGGTACAGAAGGACCACTATACAAAGGTACTATTGCCATCAGTAAGGGGGATGCTTCATAAATTTCCCAATACACATTTGTATGGGAATATAAATAAGTACACCTCCATCCCCTGGAAGCCATCAGGGTATTGGATATTGGAAGATGAGGAGAAAGCCGGCGTTATGCCTGATAAGTACTTATTTCTGGAATCCAATGCCTATGACAATATAGATGTCTTAGGTGAGCAGTTTATTAAGGACTTAGAGATGGAGTTGCCCTACCTTGAATTCCAGATCGAGATACTGAACCGCCGCATCAAGATGGCGACTGACGCCTTTTATCATAAGCTCAATACTGAAAAGCATACCTATACAGTACAACATCTATATGGTGAAGGCAGGCGAGGGATTGAGAACAAAGGTACCAATGACAGCAACTACAATGAGAACGAACTGATTGACCTCAGCTTCGACTTCTCCGGATGGTTCAACTGTGCTACCCTATGGCAGGAAAGGCAGATGACTGAGTACTGTATTCAGGAGTTCTATGTCAAACAAGAGGAAGGTAAGGTGAAGGAGTTGGTGGATAAGATATGCAAGCATTATGATAAGCACTTATACAAGCAGGTCAGGCTATGGGGGGAACCAAGGGGCAACGACCGCAATGCTACAGATGCTGAGACTATCTATCAACAGATAGCACGCAGGTTCA